AAAGTGTTGGTCATGATTATATAGATGATTATAATAGCAGATATGATTTTTATCATAAGAAAGAAGAGAAGATTCCCTTTGATTTAGATTTTTTCAATAAAATAACAAAGGGAGGCCTGCCTAAGAAAAGTATTACTATTATTCTAGCTGGTCCTGGTAGTGGTAAATCTCTTTTCATGTGTCATTCAGCATCAAATTGTTTAATGCAGGGTAAAAATGTTTTATACATTACTTTGGAAATGGCAGAGGAAAGAATAGCAGAAAGAATCGATGCTAATATTCTAAATGTAAGATTGGATGATATAGTAACACTAACGAAAGAACAATACGAAAAGAAATTTAGACAGTTGAGAGATAAAACTATTGGTAATTTAATTATCAAGGAATATCCTACTGCTTCTGCAAGTGTTGTTCATTTCAGAACATTATTGAATGAACTTAATTTGAAAAAGAATTTCAAGCCAGATATCATATATGTTGATTATATGAATATTTGTACATCATCAAGAGTTAAAACAGGATCTAATGTAAATTCTTATTCATATGTAAAAAGTATAGCTGAAGAAATTCGTGGATTGGCAGTTGAGTTTAATGTTCCAATTATGACTGCTACTCAGATGACTAGATCTGGTGCTACTAATTCAGATCCTTCTATGGAAGATGTTTCTGAAAGTTTTGGTACTGTTGCTACTGCTGATATGATTTTTGCTCTAATAAATACTGAGGAATTTGAGCAGATCAATCAGATAATGGTTAAGCAGATTAAAAATAGATATTCCGATCCAACCACTAATAAAAGGTTTATGATAGGGATAGATAGAGCTAAGATGAAATTATATAATGTTGAGAATAGTGCTCAATCTAATATATCAGATAGTGGACAATCTTCTACTCCAGATTCTGAAAATTTTGCATGGAATCCTAAAGATAAATTTGAAAAGAAATCCTTTAGTGGATTTAAAATATAGAGGTTATTATGAATAGTTTAGTGACAATAATCACACCAACCACCGGAACGAAATATCTAAAAGATAATATAAAGTCAGTTCAAAATCAAACTTACAAAAATATCCAACATTTAGTAGTTATTGATGGTAGAGATCATCTAGATAAAGTTTCTGATATTGTAAAATCCATTACTCCGTTAAATAATATTGATATCATTCCTCTACCATATGCAACAGGAACTGATAGATATAATGGGCATAGAATATATGGTGCTTCTATCTATCTTTGTAAAGGAGATTATATTTGTTTTCTTGATGAAGACAATTGGATTGATGAAGATCATGTTGAATCATTGGTAAATTCCATTGGAAATAATAAATGGGCTTTTGCTATGAGAAAGATAGTAGATTCTGATGGTACTTTTGTTTGTAATGATGATTGCGAATCTCTTGGAAATTATCCTTCAGTTCTAAATGAATCTGATTATTTTGTTGATGTTAATTGTTTTTTCTTTTCAAAAGAAGTAGCTCTTAATAGTTCTATGATTTGGTATAGAAAAGCTAGAGAGCCAAATGTTCCAGAAGTTGACAGGATGTTGACATATCTTTTGAGAGACAATAATCTCCAAGCTAATTCTTCTAAAAAATATACTGTAAATTATAGAGCGGGTAATACCGACATTTCAGTTAAAAAAGAATTTTTTATGCAAGGTAATCAGATAATGTTGCAAAGATATAATGGAAATCTTCCTTGGAGTAATTAATGAAAATTCATATTTCAAATAATTGGTGTAATACCGAGCAGTTTTTTGTATATAAATTATTGAAGAAATATTTTAATAATGATGTAGAATTGACCTCTGATCCTATTAATTGCGATATCTTTATACATTCTGTATTTGGTAATGATGATTATTACAAAACAACTAAAGCAAAATTTAAGATATTTTGTTTATGGGAGACTAGATTTTATTTAGATATTGCAAAGGAAAGAATTCAATATTCTGATTTATCTCTTACATATATGCCTACTGAAGGAAAGAATATTAGATTTCCTCTTTGGTATATGTGGATTGATTGGTGGAATGAAAATAGTGGTGATGAAGTTACTGTAGTTTGTGGTCAATCCCATCATTATATTGGAAAAAATACTTTGAAAGATGAATGGGTTCCAACAATAAACAATATAAAAACTAACATATATACTTCTGGATCTGTTTGGAATAGAAATAAATTTTGTTCTATGCTTGTTGGTAATTGTGAAGAATCTTCAGTTAAGGTTAGATCTGAAATATTTAATGAAGTATCTAAAAATATAGAACCTGTCTTTGGTATGGGACTTGCTTTTGGAAAAAGATTTGAAGGTAATAAAATAGACCTTTTGACAAATTTCAAATTTAATTTATGTTATGAAAATTCAGTACATGAAGGTTATGTAAGCGAAAAACTTTTTGATGCTAAATTTGCTGGATGTATTCCTCTATATTATGGAGATCCTATATATTCCCAAAAAGATTTTAATAAAAACAGCTTTCTGAATAGATTAGATTATTCCAATAATACAGATTATATAAAAGAAATTAAAAAATTAAATTCTGATAAGGAATATTTTATTTCTAAATGCAACGAGCCATTGTTTACAGAAGATAAATTTCCTAGTTTAGACTTTTTCTATGAAAAATTTGATGAGGTATTTAAATGAAGATAGCTTTCCATCTTGACAATCTTAGTTTAAGAGGAACCACTACAGCAGTTCTTGATTATGCAAAATATAATGAAGAACTTCTAAAAAATGAAAGTATTATCTGTTACGATAAGACTCTTCTTTCTGATAATAGAGATCAGAATTTCTCCAAGAGATTTGAGATTTCTGATATGTTCAAATCTAAATATGATGTTATTGAATATGATAATAAGAATACATTAAAAAAAGAATTGGATGATAGAGATTGTGATCATATATATTTCTTGAAATCTGGTTTTGTTGATCAGAATTATTTAGAGGGAAAGAAGAATCTGATCCATTGCGTTTTTAACCACTACAATCCTCATGGACACAAATATGCGTATGTGTCAAAATGGTTGGCTGACGAGGCTAGTAAAGGCTCTTGTGATTACGTTCCACACATAGTATCTCTCCCAGCAGTGAGTGTTAAAAATCTTAGAAATGAATTGAAAATTTCTTCTGATAAAATTGTACTTGGAAGGTATGGTGGATTAGATCAATTTGATATTCCTTTTGCACATCAGGTGGTTAACTTTTTTGTTGAAAATGATCCTTCTTTTGTATTTCTTTTTGTTAATACAAGAAAGTTTATAGATCATCCAAATGTTATATTCCTTGATCCTATTATAAATCCACAAGATAAAACAGATTTTATATTTGCTTGTGATGCTATGATTCATGCTAGATCAGATGGAGAATCTTTTGGATTATCTGTATGTGAATTTCTATATTTTAATAGACCAGTAATTTCTTTTAGTGGTGGTAGAGATAAACATCATGTAGATTTGTTAAAAGATTATGATTTGTTATATAACACTCCATATGAATTGATTGAGAATATTTTTAAATTAAAACACAATATGTATAATGTTCACTATGAGAATATAGTTGAACAATTTTCACCAAACCATGTTATGAAGAAATTTAAGGAGGTGTTTTTAGATGATTAAATATCCTATCTATATTATGCATTATTCTAAACATATTGATAGAAAAAAGTTACTTGAAAAAATATTGAACAAAGAAATATCATCTTCTGGATTTCAAGGACAAGTATTTTGGATTACTAAGTACGATAGAGATCATGTTTCTTATAATGATTATTATATGAATTTTTCTGCAAATCATTTAACTCATCAACAGAGACAGCCAACGGAATATTTCCCAAGATATCCACTACAACCAGAAGTAATTTCACTTTGCTTGAAACACAAAACAGCAATTGAAATGTTTGTAAAAGAAAGTCAAGATACTTTTTGTTTATTTTTGGAAGATGATGCTATACTTCATGAAGGATTCTTTACTAAGTTAGATGAATATTTAAAAACTCTTCCAGAAGATTTTGATGCTGCTTTTATTGGTCAAGGGTGTAATAAAAGGATAGAAAATTTAGAAGATGGAGTTTCATGGTATAAAAAAGAATACCCTGCTGATAGGAACACAGATTCTATTATTTTCAGTAGAAATTTCTTAAATGCATTGCTACCAACTTTAGATCATTATAGAATGGCATTCCCAATTGATCATGAATATTCTTTTTGGTTTAGAGTTATGAAATCTAATGTCTATTGGTTAGAACCTCCAATAGTAACTCAAGGATCGCAGATTGGGGTTTTTGAAAGTTTTCAACCAGAACATAGTAGATTTTTAGATAAAAGTCAAAATTCTAGATTAGATTTGAAGGAGTTAATTAGTGAATAATTTAATAATATTTGATTTAGATGGAGTTTTGATAGATTCTAAAGATTGGCATTACGAGACTTTAAATAGAGCTTTGTGTAATGTTGACGAAAAGTATAAAATCGGTTATGATGAACATCTAAGTAAATATGATGGATTGAATACAACAAAAAAGCTAGAACTTTTATCTGTAGAAAAAGGTCTAGAAAAGAAAAATTTTAATTCTATTTGGGAAGATAAACAAAAAGAAACATTCAAGATTTTAAAGAATATTCATGCTAATAAAGAATTAATTAGTATATTTTTAGAATTGAGAAAGTTGAATTATAAGATAGCTGTGGCGTCTAATTCAATACGAGAGACAGTAAAACTTTGCTTATTGAATCTTGGTATTATGGAATATGTTGATTATTTTGTATCTAATGAAGATATAAAAAGAACCAAACCATTTCCAGAGATGTATTGGAAATGTATGACAGCTTTAAATTGCCTCCCAAAGAATACTATTATTGTTGAGGATTCACATATTGGAAGACAAGGAGCCTTAGATTCAGGAGCACATCTTCTTCCAGTGGAGAATCCTAATGATCTTTCTTTAAAGAAAATTTTAAATAAAATTGAAGAGATTAAGCATATGAATAATGAAGATAAAATACCTTGGATTGATAAGAAACTTAATATTTTAATTCCTATGGCAGGATTAGGATCAAGATTTACACAAAAAGGATATACTTTCCCAAAACCTCTTATTGATGTTAGAGGAAAGCCTATGATTCAAGTTGTTGTAGATAATCTTAATATTGATGCTAATTATATTTTTGTTGTTCAAAAAGAACATTATGAAAAATATAATCTAAATCATTTCCTTAATCTAATTAAACCAGATTGTAAGATAGTTCAGATTGATGGTATTACAGAAGGAGCAGCATGTACTACTTTATTAGCAAAAGAATTTATCGATAACGATAATCCACTTTTAATTGCTAATTCAGATCAATATATAGAATGGAATTCTAACGAAGCTATGTATTCATTTTCTAATAATGATATTGATGGTGGTATGTTAGTATTCAATGCTGTTCATCCTAAATGGAGTTTTGCTAAATTGGATGAAAGTGGTTTTATTGAAAAGGTTGCAGAAAAAGACCCTATTAGTGATATTGCTAGTGTTGGGGTTTATTATTGGTCTAAGGGTTCTGATTATGTCAAATATGCAAATCAAATGATAGAAAAGAACATCAGAGTAAATAATGAATTTTATGTTTGTCCAGTAATTAATGAAGCAATTTCTGACGGTAAGAAATTCAAAGTTAAGTATGTTGAAAAGATGTGGGGTATTGGTACTCCTGAAGATTTGGATGTATTTTTAGCGGATCGCAAATAATGACTACATTAGTAACATTTTTCTATGACATTGGTAGGGATAGTTGGTCTTCTTATCCAAGAAAGGCTATGGAATATATTAATTCTTTTGATATGTTCCTTAATTACGAATATAAGATGATTATATTCATAGATGATAGATATTATGATATCTTAAAAGAAAGAGTTTTAAAATCTAAATATCCAGAAACAAAGAAATTAATTCCGATAAATGAAAATTGGTTTTATGAAAATATTTGGGCATGGAGTAGATTAGAAAAAGAAAAGGCTATTATGAATAGTCAAAAATATAAACATCTCTTAATTAAAAGGATTGAAAATAACTATCCAGAAAATATAAACCCATATTACACAATCTTAACTCATAGTAAAATTGATGTTGTTAATTATGCAATTGACTCTGGATTGATTGAAGATGATTATGTTGGTTGGGTTGATTTTGGATATTTTCACAACAAGTCTGATGAAAGATTTATTCCAAATTCAGTGATAGATGAAAATAAATTAGATAAAGAACGTGTAAATCTTTGTTTAATAAATCCTATTGATGATAATGATAAGGGTATTGTATATACTTTATTAAATGCTCCAGAAAAGATAGGTGCATATTTCTTTTGGGCTAATAAAGAGAATATGAAAGAATTTCAAACCCTATGTCATAATTGGTTAGATGCTTTTCAAACAATGGAATTTGCTGATGATGAACAAGGAGTATGGTTACAATGTTTCTTTGAAAATACAAATTTATTTAAATGTCATGTTTTTTATGCTTGGCATAAAGCTTTAAAGGAGTTCTCTAGATGAAAAATATAGTGGTGTTTATAACACATAAGACTTTAACATATGAACATGTGTTATGTAGTATTTACGGTATGGTAAAGCAAGATGTATATTCCGATAAAGTTTTTGATGCTTTATACATATATAATACAAATGAAAAAGAAGTATCAACTGATAACATACGAGAATCTATAACAAGTTCTAATTTGAATAAATTCTTTAACGAAATTAAAGTATTAAATCCTTCTAATGAAACTAAATCTTTAGGAGAAGATATTTCTTTAATAAAAGAGTATGTTAAATCTAATTATAATCCAGAGGATAGAGTTCTTCTTCTTAAATCTGATACTATTCTTTCTAAGAATTATTTTGATGAAATTCTTAAAATACCAGAAGATAAGAAAGATATTTATTTTGTTGCTCCATTTATTTGTGCAAAAAGACGAGTAAGAAACGATGAAATCTTTGAATACACAGATAGAGATTCTGTTGTATTATCAGATGATATTACTTTCTTTGTTGAGGATAGTGATCAAAGTGAAAATAATGATTTTAATTTTAGAAAACATGTAAATATAACAGACGAGGAAATTAAGTTTACTTCTTGTTATGTTATTAGAGATTTCTCTTGTCACTTTTTAAATGTTGGATTGTTTGATAAAATAAAGATAGAACATAAAAGTTGGGGTGGTGTTAATTTTGAAGGATTGAAAGAATATTTCATTTCGACTGATCTTTGTTTTGTAGTTCATAAGTATCACAATGTAATATCAGAAAATAGAAACTCTGAACGAGAAGGTCCAGTTGAAGATTGGTTATTAAGTTAATATGAAAATAGCTATATTATTACCAGGACATCTAAGATCTTGGACTACTTGCAAACAAAATTTTTTGGATATGTTGTATGATACAAATCATCAGATAGATGTTTTTGTAGATACTTACGATAAAGTTTTTAGATCTGATTCATATTCAGATGCAGAAAAATCATTAGAAATTATTTTAAATAAAGAACAAATTTACAAATTATTTGATGGAATAAATGTTGTAAATTTTAATATTGAACCTGAATTAGTTGGTGATGCTGAAAAACTTCAAATAAAAAAAATGTTAAATGTTTATGATTCATTTCATGAATATGAAAAGATTCATGGACTTTATGATTTAGTTGTTAGAAGTAGATTTGATATAGTTTTAGATGAAAAGATAGATTATGAAAAAATATATTCTGAATGTAAATCTAATCCTAAGTTAATATATATAGGAAATGGTGGGATTGCTTTAGAAGAAAATGATATGTTTGCAATATCCACCACAGAATTGATGACCTTGTATTTTAAGAGTATTTTTGATTTATATCATATAGACCTACAACTTATTTTAGAAATTGTTAAAAAAATGGGAGATAGATTTATTGAAATCCCAATGGTTCACAAAAAAATAATTTATCTTGCTTATCTATATGGAATACAGTATAATAGAGATATAGGAATTTCTATTGTTAGAATTGACGAAACAGGAACCTTTAGGAGATTTAAATAGAATGGTAAATTTATATAACAATAACTCTGATATAAACTCTAATCAGAGAATGTATGATGATTTTAATAACTTCATTTTTAGTAAGGATAGAAATGTTTTTAATAAACTATATAGCAAAATTTCTTTCTATGAAATGACTAAACATTTATGTGGTGATATTGTAGAATGTGGAGTTTTTAAAGGATCTGGTTTAGTATCTTGGTTAAAGATTTTAGATATGAATGAACCTAATAGCATTAAAAAAGTTGTTGGTTTTGATTTCTTTAATCCAAACTTTGTTGATTCATTGGAAGATATGACAGATAAAGAAACAATGCAACAAGTTTTTACTAGATGTAATAATCTAGACAAAAATGATGTTTCAAAGGTTGGTGTAACTCAAAAGTTGTTACTTTCTGGTTTTGATTTATCTAAATATGATCTTGTTGAAGGTAATATTATATTCACCGTTAATGAATACTTAAAAAATAGACCAGGATTTAGAATATCTATTTTAAATATAGATTTAGATATTGAAGAACCTACATATGCCACATTAGTTAACCTTTGGGATAGAGTTGTTGATGGTGGTGTTGTAATTTTTGATGAATATGCATATCATAACTGGAGTGAAGCAAATGCTGTAGATAGATTCATTAAAGAAAAAGGTTTGACATTACATAAAACAAATATAAAAACACCAACAGCTTATATTATAAAATGAAAGTAGCTATATTATTAAATGGAAATCTAAGAACAATTGAAAAATGTTCTGAGAATATATATAATTCTTTTAATCACTTATCTCCTGATTATTTTGTATCCACATATCGTAATCAATATGGATATCATCCATATATACAATCTTTTTTACAGTATCATGATGATCCTATATTAGAAGATTCTCAAGTTTTAGAAAAATTCTATAAGTTTAATCCTAAATTAGTTTTTATAGAAAATGTTAATGATGTTAATGAATTTTATTCAAAGGAGGTTGGAAAATTATCTCCAAATATGAATAATATAGAATCTTCATATCTTCAATATTTAAAGATAAAAAAAGGATTAAATCTTATAGAGCAATTTGAAAATAATAATAATATTAAATATGATGTTATTATTAAAACAAGATGTGATATAATACATAAAAATATTGTAGGTATAGATTTATCAAATATTGATAATAAAATAATAATTTCTACTGGTAATATTTTTCCAAATGATTGTATTTTGATTTCCAGTAGAGATAATATGTTTTCCATTATAGATTTTGTAATTAATGAATTTTATCATTTAACAAATCCAATTAGTACAACAAATCCACCTCATGGTGTTTTATTAGCTGGTATTCAAAATAGAAATTTAGAAGTTCAACAACATCCAATTATGGATTATGTAGTTAGAGTAAACAGAGACCATTATTATTAATATGATTATTATATCACACAGAGGAAACTTGAATGGACCAGAACCAGAATTTGAAAATTCTCCACATCGTATAGATGAATGTATTAATTTAGGATTAGATGTAGAAATTGATGTTTGGTTAATTGATGACACTTTTTATTTAGGACATGATGAACCTCAATATCAAATTGATTTTGATTTCTTGTATAATAGAAAGCTCAATATATGGATACATTGTAAAAACATACAAACACTTTCATTTTTTTGTGAATTTCCAGAATTTAATTTTAATTATTTTTGGCATCAGAACGATGATTATGTAATAACTTCTAATGAATATATATGGACATATCCAAAAGACACATATGAAACGTTCTTTAATAGCCAAATAATACTGGACTTTTCTGCTAATGTAGATTATAATTACTATAAGGAAAAGAAAATTCATGGATTGTGTTGTGATTATATAAATTTTAAGGAGATTTAAATGAAGAAAGCTTTGGTTTATGGAGTTACTGGTCAAGATGGATCTTATCTTGCTGAAATTCTACTTGAAAATGGTTATGAAGTTCATGGGGTGAAAAGAAGAAGTTCATCCTATAATACATCTAGGGTAGATCATATCTACAAA